CAGCTTTTCCGCGATTTTAGCTTTGCTATTAGATTACATCGTCGCGACCATGGTCCTCTTATGGACGCTGCACAGGGCTTGGCATCACGTTGCCCAGTTCGGCCGGCAGTCCCTCACTAAGTGTTTTGTGTTGATTGGGTTAAAGGCCCGTTTTGCGCCCGCCCAGGCGTATTTAAATTTGGGGTTTCCACGTCAGGAGAACACTTGGTTCATCCTCGGTTTGCACCTGGCGTGATTTCCCTCCAATATACCAGACAGCTAGCGACTTGACTAAGGGTACGAGGGAATGGATAAGGTCCTAGCGGAGTACGAATAGACCTTTCCTGCGGGATAAACATTTCACCACGTGAGCCTTTAGTGGCTATGGGGCGTGTATATAAAAACTCGCTAATCGCTTGCGGGTCCCCCACTCAGCAGCACGCGTGACTATGCGTGCTGTGTTGTGAAATTTAGTTCCTTCTAAGAATAATAGAAACAAAAAGACTCAAAACCCGTCTACTGCTATGCGCAGTTTGTCCATCAAGGGCAAGGGTGATTACGATTCCGTGAAGAAGTCGTTGCTTAATGCGATGCGCCCCATGGTCAAGTCAGCAATTCAGAGCGCTGGCGGTGCTATGGGGTCGACACTTGGTGGCGCCCTTGCGGGACCAGGTGGTGCTATGGCTGGCGCGAACGCTGGCCGTATGCTCGCTGCACGGTTTTCTAAGTTGGTGGGTAGCGGAGACTATGCTACCAACCTATCGGACGTGAATCACAACTCAATCGTAAGGTACTCTGGGGCATCAGAGTACGCTAGTTTTGCCGACTCCAAGACATCTGTTCGACTCCGTCATAGGGAGTACTTGCAGGACGTCTTCGTCGGCGCCAGTGGGGTGTTTAGCAATACCTCTTTCGCCATCAACCCGGGTTTGTCCAATACTTTCCCGTTCCTCGCCCAGATCGCTGGGAATTTCGAGGAGTACCACATGCACGGTTTGGTTTTCGAGTTCGTTTCTACGACGAGCCCGTATAACTCGACCTCAGCCATGGGGTCCGTTATTATGGCGTTGGAGTACAACGCCAACGCTCCGCCATACACTAGCAAGCCTCAGATGGAGAATTCCGATTTCGCGGTTTCCGCCCGGCCCGACAAGTCGATGATATATGGGGTTGAGTGCGCTAACAATGCGGCCAACAACTATTACATCCGGCAGGGTTCATCGTCACTACCGTTGACCACGACCGACATTGGTCTTTTCAACATTGCGACTTTGACTCCGTTGGCGACTGGGGTTACGCTTGGAGAGCTATGGGTCTCGTACGACGTTGAGTTGTTCAGGCCCCACATTAGCCCTTCTCGCTATGGATACGCACATTGGGCACTTACGATGCCGAACCTACTCCCGGCGGGCGTTTTGAACCTTACAACTGTCACTGTCCCGGTTGGTGTTCCCGCCACTGGGGTGAGACAGGGTTCTTGCTCGACCTTTACATTGTCTAGCGGTGCTGATACCGTCATAATGGACAGCGCCGATGTTGGTGACACATTCATGTTTGTCATCACAACCACCTCCGACTCGGCGGCGGCTCAGGCAATTAATATTGTCACCACAGGCTTGACGGCCGTGAATGCGCTTGTAAAGTACACGGCCAGCGGCACCGGCACCGGTGCTACCACTGGTATCACAAACGTTTACTACTACACCGTCACGTCCAACAGCGTCACTCCGACCGTTCGCTTTAGCACCACGCAGGCGACTACAACGGCTGGAGATCTTGACATCATTATGGTTGATGTTGGGAATGGACTCTCAGTCTGGCCTAACGCCACGGTGGCAACCCTTTGAGTAGCGCACACTTAAATTTTTCCATGGCGATGCAGTTTTTCACTTGCGTCGCGCCGGCATTCGTCACGTCGGTTAGACATTCATTCCTGTATATAGTTAATTTGAACCGGACAGGCAGCTGCACCAAGCGCTGGTCGGTCGGTTACTTGCTGTTGTGGCACGCGTGGGGACGGGACATATAGGCTCCACACATATAAAAACACAAATAATAAAAAGAAGCAACAGCAGGCTTAAACAGGGGAAGAGGCATGGAGGCCCCCAGGCGCGATAGCCAACAACGCCTAGTGACAATGGTGCTATAAGTAACCACCGGAGTCGCAAAGCGCTGTACGCGTGAGGACGGGTAAATAAGTCAGCTCCTTGGCGCTGATACCTTGGACATCTGTTGATGTTGTTGACGGTTAAAAGGGAGACGCCCCGCTAGTATACACCATGGAGATAAAAGGGGGAACTGAAACGCAATCCAGAGAAAGCAGTAGTAGAAGAAGACATATATAATCATTAATCCATCCATTCCTTTTTCTACTACTGCGATTCATGCTCACCGCTAGACTTATGATCTCTGCCCAAGAAGCTTACAACATCCGCCGCCGCAAGGTGGCGGGTGTTCACACCAACAAGCACCACCGGACACCCGGTAGCGGGGGGGGGGGCCCACTGGGCCCGACCCCTCGCAGATGGGCAAATTTGCGTTACTCGCGCAGTTTGCTGACGAGGACGAGAGTGACGATGACTACTATGTTAGCTCTGTCAAGCTCGGTGCCACCGCACCGCCTGGCTACAAGCTGGCCACCCTTGAGTTTGGGGACACTGGTCTCTGCCTCGAGGATGGTTTAGTCTGCATCAAGCCAGCAGTTGTGGTCGCCACACCCCCGCCGCCGACGAAGGCGCAATCCATTCAGCTCGGAGACACCGACGTTTTCCTTGATGCTGTTGAGGTTGCCCCCTCGCCCGCCATCACATCCTGTGAGCAACAAACCGATCCTCCCCCTACAAACCCCGCGCGCATGCCCGTGGCTCCTGATTTCAATCCGTCCTCAGAAATGACTATTCTGGCTGACGCACGTGTCGGAACCCGCAAGCTTACCTCATCTGAAGCACAGCAGGTTGAGCGTAGTTCGTGCACGGTTTACCAGTTCATTACCAACCCCGACATTCGTTTGTTCGGTGTTCCATGGACTGTTGGAGAGGTTACCACTGACTGCGCCTACCCTGGCTTCTCGCAAGAGGATTGCTCGTTTGGGACCAGGTGCTATGATCAGGGGTATGGTTGGGTTGCCTTCCACCCTACTCCCTTCCTCAACACGCAGCGTTTCAAAAGGACCCCTGTTGCATACTATTCATACGTGGACGCGTACAAGTACTATCTGGACGACAAGAAGTACACGTTGCCCCTATGTGTGCCTGGTAAGCAGTTTGTGGTTGTTGCGCCGTTTTACACGGCGCTCAAAACGAAGTTTCGCGCTCATGCCAAGGATTCACACCTTGACAATGCCTGCCGTGCTTTCGCAACTAGTCAGAGTGACGTTCTGGACGACAAGGCCATCGACATGATGGTGTCGACCGCAGAGTTTTACGTCGCAATGATTAAGAAACGGAGCATCGAGGCAAAGCCGATGACTGAGGAGAGGGTTTACACCTCCACAGGCGGCCCCATTTTGGGAATTGATCGTACTTATATGAACAATATTGCCGCCACTCTCGAACGGGTTGACGTTAAACACCCAGTTCGAGTCGCCTCCGTGGTCAAGGAGTGCCCCAACCATCATGATGTACAGTACTTAGTGCGAAATGACTTCACCATCACTGGCACAGGCCAGTGTGATAAGGAATGCACGCTGTACAAACACCCGGTTGTGGCGCCTGAGCCAGGGAGGCAGCCCAACCTTGGTGACCCGGAGTACATCCAGGTCCCCATGCACCCCCCCTCCGAAGTCCTTCGGGAGCAGTATAGCACTGTTTTCGGCCGGCTGCACGCATCCGACACTATTGAGTATGAGAGCCGCTCCAACAGCAACATGTACGCCTCGCTTGGCCGCCTTATAGCGGCCAAGGTGAGTGACGGCGTCTGCGTTGGTGAGCTCGAGTGCCGCCGGAATGCGTTGTTGTTGGCCATGGACATCCGTGAGGCACACGTTGCACATAAGTGGGCGTTTACCAAGGTCATCAACCCGATTGCATGGCCGAAGTTGGCCCTCGATCGTGGCACGGAGTCCGCGAAACTTGAAGAGCTCTTGCGCGGCAAGCGAGCTGGCCCTGCACGTAATTCGACGTCCATTTATGGGCGTTTGGATACTCCTAGTGAGCGTGAGTGCGCGCCGCCCGCCGCCGTTTCATCCTATGCTCGGCAGGTCATCGCTATGGCCACTGCACGCGTTGTTGATTGTTGTAACCGATCAACCGTGCAGAAGTGGCTTGACAATGTGCGGACAACTGGTTCGTGGGTATATAACAAGGTTTGGGCAGAATTTTTGACACTCTTCTACCCATTATTGTCGCGGGAACAATGCGCGATGATAAAGCACGTTAAGCAGCGTTTACGTCGCGCTTACGTCAATGGGGTCCGCCTCCATTATGATGACGATCTGATGGTTAAGGAGCTTGACGCGTGCGTTAAGCGCGAGATAGCCAAGGCGGGCAAGAAGCCCAGGTTCGTTGCTGCATACGGTGCGGGTTGCATGTACTCCAACGAGTTGCCCGAATTGGTCAAGATTTGCCTGGATGGCGAGCACACCTTCATCATCCCTCCATCGGGTGAGGTGGGTGTGACCGTCACCCTCACAGTGCACATCATGGCCAAACCCCGCGCCGAGTCTTTGCCCAGCATGTTCGCCACGCTGGACAAGGCACGCAGCACCCCCAACTCAATCTACGCGATGATTTTCTCCGATGATGCGGTATATTCCGGAGAAGTGAATGGTGAATCCTTCATGTTTAACGCGGATGTCAGCAGCAATGACTCAAGCCAGGACAGCCCTGCGTTTCTAGCGGTGGCCCTTTCGTTGGGCCGGTTTAGCAAGAAGCGCGCAACGGGCCTGGTTAAGCAGTGCATGCTGCCGATACGTGTCCGTGACAAGGAGGGTGGGAATGGTTCTTACGCCATTAAGTTTGCCGGACCGTTCGAAGGGTCTGGCACCGTTCTCACCACCATACTCAATCATTTTGGCAGTCTTATGATTGCCGTGGGGTTCGCTACGCTCAAGGCATCTGGCCTTGACGTGCGGACTTCACTGCGTGAGGGGGCTGGCCTGGTGGGTCACACCATGACCATGGATGCCTGCACGGGGATGAGCGATGTGCTCTTCCTCAAAAGGTATCCTGTCAAAAGTGGTGACCAGTGGGTGCCGCAGATCGCAGGGGGTGCCCTTCTCAAACGCTTTGGTAGCGTAGAGGGTGATCTGACGCACCAACAGCTGGGTTTGAGCCCAGCTGAATTTGATCCGCTGCAGCACCCTGAGAGGTTTCAGCGGCATCAAGCAGGGGTTATGCTTGGGTGGAAGCATGAGCCCGCCAACCCGTTGATGACGGCGATGAGGGAAAAATTTGTGTCCGACGCTCCGTGCGTCGAGGTCAAACATGACTCGCTAACTCACGTCTTTGTCGAGACACTTGACTGCGCCAATGTGGATGGTGGTGCCGCCTTTAGGGAGCGGTACGACCTGGACGAACAGGAGATTATTGTTCTTCAGGAATCAGTCAAGTTGTGGTCCGTCGGCGTGACTTGTACGTGCAGTGCCGTGCGCAAGATCATGAAGAAGGACTACGACATGTAGGTGGCATGTTGTCTATTTCAAACTGTACATACTTTTATTTAAATTTAAGCAATAAAAATGGGTGTTAATGGTAATCACCGAAATGAAACCACCCGACCGCGGAAAGCATTAGGATGCTGGAATTAAGACTTTGTCGAAACACGTAACTGCCCCTTCGGGGCTAATTCGGACC